AAGATTTAGCACCAGATGCAGGACCAGAAGACATTCAACAAAAAGGGGCAGATGCTCCTTCTGAAGATCTTCCTGTTGAAGGTCAGTATTGGCTAGACGAATATGAAACAATCACCTATTTAACATACGACGAGTTTGTTGCAGATATTGTTAGTGTTGCAAAGCCTATAACAGAAAATACAATGCCTACTCTTGTTAGGGTAGTTAACGGTGAACCATTTTATACTATGAAAAATAGATTTTTTATAGCATATGCATCTATTAACGGAAATGTAATACGTACATTATACGATTATAATGCAGAAATAGTAGAAAATAGTGATAGAACTAAAATTTTCCAGCCTCCAGGCTCTGTTAAATGTGGAGAATATAAAGGTCTTCCTATATTTGAAGCTAATCCAGATGTTAGTAATGAACCGCCTGAAGAATCTTCTTCTGTAACAAGTAACGCCAGCGGCACAACAACAAAAACAACACAAAACACAAAGACCGGAGAAACAACAACTACTACAGAAACAACTAGTGAAACTGAAGATCAAGAACCAGATGCAGGTCCAGCAACTCCTAATACTGAAACAACTACTCCTTCTACTGTTACTGAACCTCCTCCAACTGCATCTTCAGGAACAGTATATAATTACGAAGTACTAAAGCCTGGGTTTGACAGATATGATTTTAAAAGTGGAAAAAAGGTTTTTACAACTCCTTAAAGGAATAATTAATGGCTTCAAGTTACCAAAGAACTAGACATACAGAAAAGAAATTCAACGATCCAGGACCGTATGAAGCAATCGTAGTAAATAATCTTGATACAAAGTATATGGGCGGATTGACAGTTGAACTTTTAAAATATACTTCAGCTGGTGGCACACCAGAAAGAACAGGACAATTATTAAACGTAAAGTACCTAAGTCCGTTTTACGGAGTAACTCCTAATAATGCACTTACAGCAAATGAAGGATATCAGCATACACAAAAGTCTTACGGTATGTGGATGGTGCCGCCAGATGTTGGAACCCGTGTTCTTGTTATTTTTGCAGAAGGCAATGCAAACTTTGGTTATTGGATAGGATGTATACCTGCAGATTATATGAACTTTATGGTTCCTGACGGCAGAGCATCAACAGAAAAAACAACCCAAGCAGATTTACCAGAAAATTTAAAAGGCAGAAAACTTCCTGTAGGAGAATATAATAAAGCAAACGAAGATGGTGCTTTAATTGACCCTACGCTATTTAATAAACCATATAATAAAGATTTTACTGAAACATTAGAAGTCCAAGGTTTATTAAATGACGAAGTTCGAGGAACAACAACTACTAGTGCTAGACGTGAAATACCTAGCATGGTTTTTGGTGTTAGTACGCCGGGCCCTAAAGATTATAGAGATGGTGCTCCAACGGCTGCAATTGGTTCTGCAAAACAAAAGATTTCAGTTCCTTCTAATAGATTAGGCGGAAGTAGTTTTGTAATGGACGACGGTGATGATAGGTTTGTAAGAGCTACTCATGCAGAAGACGGCCCGCCTATTTACAAAAATGTAAAAGAAGGTCAAGAAGGCGATAATACAATTCCTCAAAATGAATTGTTACGTTTTAGAACACGCACTGGACATCAGCTTCTATTGCATAATTCGGAAGATTTAATTTACATAGGAAACGCTAGAGGCACTACATGGATAGAAATGTCTAGCGATGGCAAAATTGATATTCACGCACAAGACAGTGTTAGTATTATGACTGAAAATGATCTTAACGTTACTGCCGAACGTGATATTAATTTAGAAGCAGGAAGAAATGTTAATATTAAAGCAACTGCACGTTACAATGATGGTAGTGCAACAGATAAAAATGATGCTCCTAGCGGCAGGGTGCAAATAGAATCTGCATATGATTACAATTTACATATTGGTGCTGATAGTAAAGTAACTATTGCAAAAGATCATCATATGAAAGTAAAGAAAAATCAATATATTGACACTGCTGGAAATATGAATATTAAATCAGTCGGTGATAATAGATTAACTACAGGTGCATATACTCATATAAGCAGCAAAAAAGAACACAGAGAAACAGCAACGTTTGTTCATATGAATGGACCAAAAGCAGCAACAGCACAAACTGCAAAAGAAGTTGATATATTAGGTACAGTAACTTTACCTCGTGTTAAACCAGGCGGCATAATTGAACCTTATGAAAGTATTTTATGTAGAGCTCCGCAACACGAACCTTGGCCACATCATGAAAATTTAGATCCTTTATCTTATAAAAAAACAGAAACTGACAGAGAAACACCTGGAGGATTACCGTCAGCTAATAGGGTACTAACTCCTGATACATTCTTTAAAAATACAGGCGGTAGGAAAGCAAGTGCATATGTTGCTGGCAGCGGCGGCCAGATTAATTCAGGTACAACTTCTCTTGCAGGAAGAAAGGATTTAAATGGAGACGAATTAGGTTTTACAGGATCAGATGATTATGCAGCAAATCCAAATTTTGAATTTAGTGAAGAATTAGGATCATTGAGTGCAAAATATGAGTCTAGAGGAGAGCCATCTGCTATTGGTTATGACAGAACTGGCGGCTGGAGTTATGGAACATATCAAATTGCTGCTAATACAGGTGCAATGGGTAATTTTATTAAGTATTGTGAACATAATTATTCCAGTTTGTATGACGGAATAAATGCATTGGGCGGAGAAAATGCAGCAAGATCAGGATCTGATACTTTTAAACAAGGTTGGCAATCTTTAATGTCCGATGCTGCTAATGCAGAAGCACAACATTCGTTTGCTGTTAAAACATACTTTGAACCTGCTGCAAAACGTATTAAACGAGCTACTGGAATTGATCCACGAGAACGTTCTAAAACGCTACAAGATGTTGTTTGGTCTACAGCTATACAACATGGAAATTCAGGATGCCAGCGTATATTTGAAAGAGCAGTTAAAACCATTGGCGCAGATACACCATCTGATAGAGCAATGGTCAAAATGGTATACTTAGAAAGGGCTGCAAGTAACGGAATGAAATATTTTGGTTCAAGTACTCCTGCTGTTAGAAGATCAGTTGTGTCTAGATTTAAAAATGAATTAGCAGATGCACTAAAAAGTTTAATAGATGAGCAAGAATCGCAAGCAGATGTAACAATAAGTCCGGATGATAATTTAGCAGAAATACCGCCAATTGGACCATTTTAATAGGGTAAATACAGTATGAGTCAATTAGAAAAAAATCTATATAAACGTGTAACAGTACAGCCAAACTCTAAAAAATCACTTGACGGTAGAACCTATAGAGGATTTTCTACAGTTTCACCTGATGCAAAAAACTTTGGATTGTACGACTATGACTTAATTAAGCAAGATTTAATAAATCATTTTCATATTAGACAGAGTGAAAAATTAAGCGATCTTACATTTGGAACTATTATATGGGATATCTTATTTGAACCGTTTACAAAAGAAGTACAAGAAGCAGTAGTTAATGATGTTACTCGTATTGTTAACTATGATCCTAGAACCAAAATAGATCAAATTATAGTTGATACATACGAGCAAGGCATACAAGTTGATATATCCCTTATATTTTTACCCTACAAAATTCAAGATCAGTTACGTTTTAGATTTGATAAAGAAAACGGTCTATTAAGTTAAAATTAAATACGCACTTTTTCTATTCAGATAAATATCATTAGTAAACAAGGAAAAGCATATGTCTGCAACTGATAGGCAGTCACGGTTATTAGTAGCTGAGGACTGGAAAAGAATTTATCAATCATATCGTAACGCTGATTTTCAATCATACGATTTTGACAATTTAAGACGCACAATGATTAATTATCTGCGTCAAAATTATCCAGAAGATTTTAACGACTATATTGAATCTAGTGAATATCTTGCACTGATTGATATGATTGCTTTCCTTGGGCAAAACCTATCATTCCGCATTGATCTAAATGCAAGAGAAAATTTTCTTGAAACAGCAGAACGTAGAGAAAGCGTCTTACGTCTAGCTCGTATGCTTGCATATAATCCAAGACGTAATCAAGCAGCTAATGGTTTGATGAAAATTAATACAATTAAGACTACAGAAAATGTTGTAGATAGTACTGGATTAAATTTAGCAGGAATTACAGTAAAATGGAATGACCAAACTAATTCAAGTTATTTTGAACAGTTTTTAAAAATAATGAATTCAGCGTTGCCTGTACAGAACTCTGTTGGTAATCCTTTAAAGTCGGCATCTATTGCCGGCGTCTCAACACAAAAATATAAATTTAATTCTACTAATACAGCTTCGGCAATTTACCCATTTACAAAAAGAATTGAAGGCGTTAACACAAGATTTGAAGTTGTAAGTACAGATATTATAGGAGATGCACTTGTTGAAGAACCTCCGCTCCCAGGCAACAACCCTGCTATGTTATTTAGAGATGACGGACAAGGTGCTGGCAGTGCTAACACAGGATTTTTTATGGCTTTCCGACAGGGAAAGTTAGACAGCGGAAAATTTTCAATTACAAATCCTACTCCAAATCAATCAATTGCTATTGATGCAGAGAATATCAATAATACTGATATTTGGTTATACGGTTTGAATTCCGGAGGATTTGAAAATGCAGCTTGGACTAAAATTGACTCAGTAGAAGGAAACAATGTTGTATATAATAGTTTGTTTAACAGTACTAGAGATGTATTTGCAGCAACAACGAGAATTGGCGATAGGATTAATCTAGTCTTTAGTGATGGCGTTTTTGGTAATTTGCCAGCAGGAGATTTTAAAGTTTATTATAGAACAAGTTCTGGAACAAGAGCAATTATTACACCTAGTGCAATAGGACTTGTACAAATAGAAATACCTTATCAAACAAGAACAGGTAGCAAAGAAACATTAACACTTGGCTTAAAATTAACATCTACTGTTAGTAACGGCACAGCAACAGAATCTAATGAAGAAATAAAAGCAAATGCTCCTGCAACTTATTATACACAAGATAGATTAGTTACAGGAGAAGATTATAATATTGGTCCTCTTGCAGTAAGTCAAGAAATTATTAAAACTAAAAGTACAAATAGAATTTCTAGCGGTATAAGTAGGTATTTTGATTTAAAGGATGCTAGTGGAAAATATTCAAACACTAGTTTATTTGTAGATGACGGAGTTATTTACAAAGAAAATTATGAAGAAAAGCAAACTTTTACTTTTTCAACACAAACAGATATCGAAGGCGCGATTTATAATATAATTGAAAAGATTATTCAGTATCCAAATAGTAAAAACTTTTATCTATCGCAATATCCAAAAATTATTGTTAGTGACTTAAATGCTTCTTGGAAAGCTGTAACAACAGAAACAAATTCTTATTCTGGAATTCTTCAAGATGTAAGTGAAAATGCATATGCTGTTGGAAGTTTTACTGCTAATAGTTTAAGATTATTAGAAACGGGTACAATGATAAAGTTTGTTCCGCCAGCAGGAAAACATTTTATGCCAAATGGCACATTAATGGACGATGATGGTAATGAACATTTAGGCAAAACAATGTATAAGTGGGTCAAAGTAATGTCAGTTACTGATGACGGCACATCAATAAATCCTGATAGCGCAGCAGGCATTATTATTAATGACTATATTGATAGTGGTGCTTTAGTTGAGCAAGTAATACCAAAATATTCCTTAAGACTAATTAATGATGTAAAAACGCAGCTTATTGATCAAGCATTTGAATTAAGAAACTTTGCATTAAGATATGACATATACGATAGACAGTGGAAAATAGTAGTAGGCGAAGATGTTAACACTATAAGTAATTTTGCAACAGGTAAAGCAGGCGACATATCAGGTGATAATTTAGATGCTAGTTGGATGTTGTACTTTAAAACTGACGGTCAAAAATATACTGTTACATATCGACAGACAAGATATGTAATGGAAAGTGAAGATGAAATACGTTTCTTCTTTGATAATGCAGATAAAATTTATGATCCTTCTACAGGAAAAACTGTGCGTGATAAAATTGATATTCTAAATATTAATCGTAAACCAGGAGAACTAACACCGTTTACAAGAGATTATTCTTGGACAATTACAGATCAATATAAAGATAGTGAAGGATATTTAGATAGTAGAAAAATACAAATCCAATTCATTGATTTAGACGACGACGGAGTATTTGACGATCCAGATATATTTGAACAAATAGTTGGCGAACTTGCTGATTCTGTTTCTATCGGTGAGAAAGTAATATTTCAAAAGAAATATACTACATCTGATGGAGTAGAAGATTACAAGTTTTTTAATAACTTAAACAATGAAATTGTTATTGTACAAAATGAAGCTGCAATAGCACCTTATAGTTCTCGCACCGAAGGACAAGTATTTTATCTTCAAGATGAACAAATATTTAGAAAATTAAATAAGCAATTGAATAATACACAAATTAATACAGACTATAAAGCATATTTTGGACGTTCTAATTTAAAGTTCCATTATGTTCATGTTGCTGATGGCAATTTTAGAATTGACCCAAGTTCGAGCAATATTATAGATACTTACATATTAACAAAAACTTATAACGAACAAGTTAAACAATATATTACAGGTGACCTTCTAACTCAACCGTTGCCACCAAGTAATGATGAATTGCTAAGAAATTATGGCAATTCTATTAACAGAATTAAAAGTATTAGTGATGATATCATTTATCATCCAGTAAAATATAAAATACTTTTTGGAAGCAAAGCAAGGCCGAGCTTACAAGTTAAATTCAAAATAGTTAGAAACAAAAATTTAGTTATTAACGATAATGAATTAAAAGCAGATATTATCGATGCAATAAACAAGTTTTTTGATATTGAAAATTGGGATTTTGGAGAAACATTTTACTTCCAAGAACTTAGTGCATATATTATGAATCAATTATCACCAAAACTTGTTAGCTTTTTAATAGTTCCAAGACAAACAACTCAGTCGTTTGGTAGTTTATTTGAAATAAAAAGCGAACCAGATGAAATTTTTGCAAGTGCAGCAACAGTTGGCGATATTGAAACTATAGATGAAATTACAGCAACACAAATACAATCATCAGGCAACGTAATTAGTTCAGCAGCAACTACAGTAGTATCTGGTATAGTATCGAGCGTATCTAATACAACTAATAGCAGTAGCAGTAGCACCAACAATAGCAGTAGCAATAGTAGTAGCAATAGTAGTAATAATAGCGGTAACAGCGGAGGATATAGTTACTAATGGCATATAATGACGATCAAAATGTATCTCCACTTCCGGTGCCCGGAAAAGATAATAAAATCACAGCATCTGATTTTTTACCTGCATTCTTTAGAACAAAGGCTAACAAAAAGTTTTTACAAGCAACACTTGATCAACTTATACAGCCCGGCGTGGCAGAAAAAATAAATGGCTATTACGGCAGAAAAACAGCAAAAGCATATAAACCAACTGACAACTATGTTGCAGATGTTAGTAAAAATAGAGAAGATTATCAATTTGAACCAGCTGTTGTTATTAAAGACAATTATGATAATGTAACTTTTTATAAAGACTATAATGATTATATGGGACAACTTAATGTATTCGGCGCAAATACAGATAATCATAGTAGGATAAACTCACAAGAAACATACGGCTGGAACCCAAATATTGATTGGGATAAATTTGTAAACTTCCGTGAATATTATTGGTTGCCGACCGGTCCTTTAAGTATTCCTGTGCGAGGTCAAAGTAGAGAGATTGTTAGTACTTATACAGTTACTACAGAAGATCAAGGAGACAATATTGCATATGTGTTTAATGATGGATTAACAAGAAACCCGTCACTAAAACTGTACAGAGGTCAAACATACCGCTTTGAAATTAATACACCTGGACACCCTCTTGCATTTGCAATTACTAGAAATTTTACACCAGGCAGTGCAGTATTAACTGCTGGTAATGAAGGAATTAGAGGCGAAGGTCTTTTTGATGCAGTATTATATGGCAATGAATATGACCAAGGCGAATATATTGTATTACCGTCTAGTGGCAGTGTAACATTTGAAGCTGACGATAATGTTTCAACATTATACCCGGATGGTATTCGTAAGTTAGGAGATGATGGCGAAGAAGTAGCAGTTGCTTATATTGAAAAAGGAACAATAGAATTTACTATTCCTGCAAACGCTCCTGATAGATTATATTATATCAGCAAAAATGAAATCGACACTAGTGGTTTATTTAAAATATATGACATTGAAGAAAATAGTTTTTTAAATGTTACTGATGAAATTTTAGGTAAGAAAACATATAAAAGTGCAAATGGCGTTGAATTATCTAACGGAATGCAAATTCGATTCCAAGGTGATACTGAGCCAGCATTTTATAATCAAAACAATTGGTATGTTGAAGGTGTTGGCGACAAGATTAAATTAATTAAAGATCAAGATTTAATTATTCCTGCTGTCTATAGTGAAAATAAGACTGTTCCTTTTGATAGCGAAGAATTTGATACTTTACCTTTTTCAAATGCAGGAAACTATGCTGCAAATAAAGATTATATAGTTATTAATAGAGCAAGTCAAGATAGGAATGCATGGAGCAGGTATAATTGTTGGCACCATAAAGATGTAATTTTAGCAAGTTATGAATATAATAATATATCTGAAAACTTAGACGAGTCAAAAAGAGCATTGCGTCCTATTATTGAATTTGAAGCTGGTCTAAAACTTAATAACTTTGGTGCAAGTGCTAAACAAGATGTTGATTTGATTGACACTTATACTACTGATGTTTTTAGCACAATCGAAGGCCAAATAGGATACAATATTGACGGTATTGATTTAGCTGAAGGTATGAGAATCTTATTTACTGCTGACACTGACATACGAGTTAGCGGCAAAATCTTCAAAGTCAAATATGTTGATATTGGAAACAATAGGCAAATATCTTTAATTGAAACTTCGGACACAAATCCAATTGATCTTGAAACTATTTTAGTTACACAAGGTTTAGTAAATGCAGGTAAAAGTTATCACTACCACGGCGATGCATGGGTAATAGCACAAGAAAAAACAAAAACTAATCAGCAGCCGTTATTTGAAGTTTGCGATAATGCTGGTAATAGTTACAGTGATCCAGTATACTATCCTCAAACAGACTTTAAAGGAACTAAGTTATTTTCATATGCAGTAGGCGAGGGTAATGTAGATACTGAACTCGGATTTCCGCTATCATATAGAAATATTGATAATTCAGGTGACATATTGTTTAGTTTTGATTTGTTAAATGATACGTTTGAATATGAATTAAATAATTCTGTAATTAACGGATCGATTAATGCTGGTTACTTGAAAAAGTATAAAACTTTATCTACATTTGATTATGCAAATGGTTTTAGTAGCACACCTCAAAAATCTAAACAGTTTGTAGTAAAGGAATATACAGCAACAGATTTAAAATTTAATAACTTTGATATAGATGTATACGATGAATCATCTTCAATTACTGATTTAAAAGTTGCAGTATTTGTTAACAACAAAATAAAATTAAAAAATACTGATTATATTATTAACACAGACAACAAACTTGCTCAAATACAATTTACAACAGACTTAGCTGTTAATGATATTGTTAAAATTAAAACAGATTCTAAGAAAGTAAAAAATTCAAACGGGTATTACGAATTTCCATATAACTTAGAAAGAAATCCGTTAAATGAAGACATTACACAATTTACGTTAGGCGAAGTAATCGATCATGTAGATAGTATGTTAGAAGATTTACCAAATTTTACTGGTAAATTTTTAGGACCTAACAACTTAAGAGATTTAGGCGACTTAGATCGTTACGGTAAACGTTTTGTAAAACATAGTGGCCCACTGAATTTGCCACTTTACCACATAACAAGCAAAGACTTTAATATTGTTAAAGCAGTAAAATATGCTAAAACTGAATATGCAAAATATAAGAGAAATTTTATTGAAACTGCTACTAACTTAGGGTTTGACGGAGCAACGAAGACTCATGTAGACTTAGTGTTGTCTACTATTAATAAAGATAAAGTTAAGACACAACCGTTTTATTTCTCAGATATGATACCCTATGGTTCATCTAACAGAATTGAATATGCTGTATTAGATTCAAGAACCAAAGATTACCCTTTAACAGATAGTTTTACATTAGACTCACTACAGCCAAAAGGATTATTGGTCTATTTAAACCAATCTCTTTTAACACATGGTAAAGATTATAATTTTAATAATCTAGGTTATATTACAATTACTGCTAACCAAAAAGAAAACGACATAATTGAAATATATGAATATGAATCTTCGGACGGATCTTTTATAGCTCCTACACCATCAAAGTTAGGTCTGTATCCTAAGTATCATCCAATGGTAGTAATTGATGATACCGTACAACCTAAATATCCTTTAGATCCTAATGTCGCCGGTCCATATAAAATATACGGACAGATTGAAGCCACATCAAAAGAAAACGTTAGTACAGAAGCAATTGGATGGACGTATCCAATTTACACATCTAAAGCAGTTGCAAAATCTATGTCGACAGATGGAAAAGCTCACACTATAACATTTAATGGTTTAAACACATTATTATACATTCCTAATATTAATAGCACACAAGTTATTTTAGGAAACGACGATGTTGAAATTAATGAATATCCAATAGGTGTTGCATTTGTAAAAGGACACGACGGAAGTTATATTAAAGCATATAAAGATTATAGAGATCATTTGCTACTTGAATTTGAAAAAAGAATTTATAATAATATTAAAGTTGAATATTCTAACAACAGATTAGATGTTAATCATTTTATTGGCGGCGAATATAAAACAAATGACTTTAGCCGCCAGGATATAAACAATGCTTTACTAACTGACTTTCAACAGTGGTTACAAACAAGTTTAAACAATCAAAATTTTAGTAATAATACTTTTTATGATAGAAATAATGATTGGACATTTAACTACTCAGATACAAACTCTCCAAACGGTAATGAGAATCCAGGATTTTGGAGAGGCATATATCAACATGCATACGATACAGATCGTCCCCACAGCCATCCTTGGGAAATTCAAGGCTTTAGTTCAAAACCGTTTTGGTGGAATACAGTATATGGTCCCGCTCCATATACAAGCGATAATTTAATATTGTGGAAAAACATTGAAGAAGGTAGAATAGCAAATCCAAATAATACTACAGTAGATGAAAAAGTTGCTCGACCTGGCATAACAAGACATTTACCAGTTAGTCAAGATGGTTCTTTACTTTCTCCATTGCGATCAGGCTACGTACAAGATTTTGTTTTAAATCGTACTGTAAGAAATTTTAAATTTGGTGATCAAAGCCCCGTAGAAAATGCATGGCGCAAAAGTTCTGAATATCCATTTGCTGTTATGAAAGCAATGCTAGTAAATAATCCTGCAAAAACAATGGGATTAGGTTTTGATGTTTCTAGAATAACTAGGAATTTAGTAGGTCAATGGACATATACTGAAACTAATAAGCAAATAGTAATTAAAGACTTTTTAGTGCCTAATACTAACGAGTCTACTTTAAGAACAATGACATCCGGTTTTGTAAATTACATTTATAACTTAGTTGCTAGTGATATTCTAACTGTATATAATAGCTATCAAAATGATTTGAAAAACCTAGATAATCAAATAGGATTAAAAATTGCTGGATTTACAAGCAAAGAAAACTTTAATTTAATTTTAGACAGCAGATCGCCAACACAATCTCTTACACGTGACGGCATTTTTATACCCCAAGAAAATTATCAAGTTTTTCTAAACACAAGTAGTGCAACAGAATTGGCAACATATAGTGGTGTTATTATAGAAAAGGCAGACGTAGGATATGTACTTAGAGGATATAGTATAGAAAAGCCTTACTTTGAATATTATGAAACAGTGCCTGGATCTTCTTTTTACGAAGTTACAGTCGGCGGCAGAAATGTAAGAGCATCTGAATTTGCATCCAATGCTGAATACAGATCAGGCGAAGTAATATTTGCTGGAAATAATTATTTTAGAGCTGTTAATAATTTTATTACTGGCGGAAGTATAGATAAAACGTTTGATGCTAACACAGTTAAACTACCAGCACTGCCTATAGAAGGCGGCAGGACAGCAAAGTTTAAAAAAGATTTTAGAAGAACAAACGTTAAAAAACTAAGTTATGGAGCAAAATTTAATACAGTACAAGACACTGTTGATTTTCTGTTGGGATATGCTGCACGTTTAGAAGATATAGGGTTTAATTTTGATAAATTTGATTCAGAAGCAAACGTTGTAGAAAATTGGAATACTTCAACTAAAGAATTTATGTACTGGACAACTCAAGGCTGGGCTGCAACAGCATTAATTGCATTAAGTCCGGGCGCAAACTTTTTAAAATTTAAGAAAGATTACCATGTAGTTGATGATATAAAAGATGCATTTTACGGATATTCAATTCTCAAAGCTTCTGGAGAATTTTTAGATTCCGATTTTAGTAGTTTATTAAGAAATGAAAATTCTTTTGGGATTGAAATAACAAATACCGATGACGGATTATATCATGCATCATTACCATTAGTTCAAAAAGAACATGTTGTACTATTAGATAATAAAACAGTATTCAATGATACTATATATAATCCTAGCACAGGATACAGACAAGAAAGAATACGTGTAAACGGATATAGATCTGATAACTGGAATGGTGGATTAAATATTCCAGGATTTATATTTGACGATGCAAAGTACGGTGATTGGGAAAAATGGAAAGACTATACAATTGGCGATCTTGTAAAATACAAACAGTTTTATTATGTAGCATTAAGAAATGTTATTGGCGAAGAAAAATTTAATCCTAATTTTTGGTACAGATTAAATGAGAAACCAGTATCTGAATTAATAACAAACTTTGATTATAGAATTAATCAATTTGCAGATTTTTATGATTTAGACTCTGATAACTTTGATAGTGAACAACAAAAAATGGCGCAACACTTGTTTGGATATCAAAAACGCCAATATCTTGCTAATATTATCAACGACGATGTAAGCCAATATAAATTTTACAGAGGTGCTATTTCTGACAAAGGTACTATGCGAGTGTTTACTAATTTGTTTGACGCATTAGGCAACACCCAAGATACTTTAGAATTTTACGAAGAATGGGCAATACAGGCAGGACGATATGGTTCAACAGAAGATGTACAGCAAGTTGAATTTCAACTTAATGACAAAAAGTTTGTAGAGACTTCTCAAGCATTTGAACTTGTAAAAACATTACCACCTACAAATGTTGACAACCATTACAGAATATTACCAAACGAAGTTTACAGCAAACCAGAAGGTTATGTACATACTCCGTTTCCTACAAAAGTATTAGATAGAGAATTTGTTAAAACAGGCGGATATGTAAGAAATGAAGATGTCAATTTCCTTGCAGGAGACATTTCAACTTTAACTGGTGTTAATATAAACCAAATAGGTTTAGGACAAACAGTTTGGATTACAAATACTGCTAATGATGATTGGGATGTTGCCCAGCTAACAACACCAAATATAAATTGTATTGAATTAACTAAGGTTGTAAATATTCCTGTAAATAGAGATTTAACTCCAGGATATATTAGAGTTGAAATTACTACAGACGCATGGGCTGATAATTTAGTCGATGTCGAAGATTTTATTGGATTTAAAGCTGCAAATAAATATGACCTTAATGGTCTTTATAAAGTAGCTGCTGTATTATTAGACAAAATAGTAATTGAAATACCGTTAGATAACGACATTAATGTATTTGACAGCGAATCGTTTCTTATAGTTAGATTAATTTCTGTTAGGATTCCTACAGTCCCAGAAATTAACACTGTAATTGGACAAAATTTATATGAAGGACAAAGGCTCTGGATTGACAAGTATGACGATGACTGGGCAGTATTAGAAAACAGTCCTGCATATTCTAACCAACAAACAATTGAAAATCCAGCAGATTACGACAGTACAGATCAAGGGTTTTCTGATAGTATTGCAGTAACAAGTAATAATAATAATGTCTTTGTTTCAGCGCCTAATGCAGGTAACGGACAAATTTCATATTACAGAAGATCTAGAGATGTAGCTAATTTAAATTTATCACAAGAAATAACTATCGATGAAACTAATTTGTTTAATCCAGTTAGTTGCGACTTTGGTAAAAGCATAGACGTTTCACCTGATGGCGAATACTTAGTTGTTGGTATTCCAAAAGCAAGTAATATTAAAACTAAGTTAGCATATAAAGACGACGGCAATGGTCAACAGACGTTTGATTTCCAACCCGACGCTAGTTATGTTAAGGGTGATATAATACGTTATAGAGAAAGTCTATGGAAAGCTAATAGAGAAATTTTACCTGAGATAGCTAGTCAGCCTTTTTCAACATTTGACTCTTATATTAACATTGCAAATTCTGCAGATGCAGATAGCACAACACTAAATTTATTAGTTGCAGGTAATCCTGGGTTAACAAATTATGCTAACACAGATCATATGTTAGTACGTGCTCCTAAAGATCAATATTTAGGAACATCTTTAGGTGATAGGATTAATTTATTTTGGAATCAACGCAGTTTTTCATATCCGACTTTAGATAATTATATACCGTTTGATGGAGAAATACCAGAACTTAATACTGCATTTATTACAGGCGAACATACTATTTTGGAAAAAATTGACCACATTATGTTTGTTGATACTTTTGTAACATTGCCTGTAGCGGGTCAACGTATAACTACTGACACAGGTAGTGCAGATGTATCCTATGTTGCATTTAAAGGCGACAGTGCAGTTATATATCTTAAAAGTTCAAATGGTATTTTTGATATATCAGGCGAACTTTACATTGACGATACTGATTTTGTAGGATTTTATACCGAAGAAGACACATATTCTACATCAAATGCAGTTGGCGGATATTGGCAAATAGCAACACCTACATATAATAATAATTCACGTTATTATGATGTAGGAAGAGGGTTAGTGTATGCCGATGTTTTGTTACAATCGTCAGTACGTGACACTAATTTATACTATAATGTTCAAGCCACAGTAGGTGATATTGGTTTATATGTAACAAATAAAAATAGGGTTAGCTTTTTATCACACTTGTCATATCGCGGTGATCCAACACCTGCTGACGGACAAGACGGCGTTGAAGCAGATCAACCAAGTAATAAATGGATAGCACGAGTTGGTAGACAATATTCAGATCAACTTAGTATCGGCGACACTCCAACCTTTAATTTTTATAATCTTGATAATAGAGATATTAATTTAGATGCTGCCGGTTTATCTTACGATATTTTAAACAAGCAACATACTGTTATTGATCTATGGGACGGATATATTGATATAACTCTTAGTGAGTTTGACTTTTCAGGTTTTGCGTTTCAGCCACAAGTTAACGATATAATTGAAGATGTACAAAGTCCAAAAGATGGACAAGGTGGATTAGCATTAACAACAATTACTACAAGTACAGCATCAGTTGTATATGTACAGCGTAACTTTAATAGTGTTAGATTGTATGTAAAAGTATTAACTGGTGATTTTGTTGAACAGTCTAATATTGGAAAATATGAAATTAGAAGAAAAGCAAATACTGTACTAAGAGGAGCAACAGATACTGATCGTATATGCGGTACAGTAGAAGACGTAAACAACGATATTGTCGTCCAAACTAGTTTAGTTGGAAAATTAGTAGTCTTTGAACATACTTCTAATTTTAACATTGTATCTAATCCTGAAATAATTGATGAAGAATATTCATTCTTTACTGAAGTGACCGAGTCGGGAATATCTAGAAGTTCTAATCCTCCATTTAGTTTAAACAAAGATTATACACAAGTGTTTAACATTCCTGCTATGGAATTAGGAATATCTAATGACTTAACAAACGAAGGTGCTGTTGCAATATATAGAAGATTGAATAACGGCACATATAGAATTAAAGATATATTTGTATCTGAGTATAGAGCAAATAATAGACAGTTTGGTAGCAAAGTTAAGATAGTACAGTCTGGAAATTACTACACATTATTAGTAGGAAGTAAAAGCGACAGCGGCATTGCAGAAAATGATTCCGCAGGTAGAAGAACACAGCCAGGGTCAATTGAAATATTCCGCCACGGCGTATCACCGCAGCAAGAATTCCTTGGTGTATATAGACTAAATGCATATTCTAAAGGAGATGTAGTTCTTTATAAAGATGATTATTATGAAGCACTAAAAGATGTTCCAGAAACTATGAATGAAATATTAAACACAGTTTATTGGAATAAAATTAGTTGGCGTTACGGAAAAGATCCTGAGTTTATGGGCGAGTTTAATAACGCATATGCATACAGACAAAATAATATAGTCTCATACGATAATGATTTATGGAAAGCAACAACTAATATTGACGCTGCTAGTGCTGTTCCTTCAAGCACAAATAATTCTTGGACATCATTAACTACAAGAATTGACTATGTAGGATATTTGCCAAATTTAACTGCAAATGCATTTTATGATGAAACAGTATTTGATCCGTTAGAAAATATATTAGAATTTAGTGAAAGTTTTGATGTAAGTGACGATTCGAATGTATTAATCGTAACAACAAAGTTGGCACAGGCTGATAGTACTACTGACTATAACATAGTTGTATATAGAGAAATTGATAACAAATATTCAGTATCACAAGTCATACCGGCGCCAGTTGACGGTGATGATTGGGCAAAGTCAGTATCACTAAGTCCAGATGGAACACAAATAGCAATCGGCGCCCCATTAAACGATGACGTTAAAGTTAATCAAGGCATAGTATATATTTGGACACAAAATAGTGACGGCATTTTTAGCCTATCTCAAACAATCAAATCACCTAGTAACGAAGAAAGTGAAAAATTTGGATTTAGTGTTGATTTTGGAAAAGACGATTTACTTATTTCAAGTTTAAATGGCGATCAAAAAATACCAACAACTTTTGATAAAGATAATGAAATTCAAACTACATTTGATAAAGAGTTTACTACATTTAAGAATACAAAACTAGACAAAGGCTTAGTTTATGTTTATGAAAAAATTGGTACTACTTTAGTGTACGGTGAGCAGTTTGTTTATCCAATGACACAAACTACATTTGGTGAAAATGTTTATTCAGTAAACAATCATGCATATATAGGTGTTCCAACACAATACGTTGATGGCAGAGATCATAAGGGAATTTTACTGAATTATAGGAAGAAACCTAATACAAGGTCATGGAGTATAATAAGTCAGGGTATTACGCCCGTAGATATTAAACAACTTGACGGAGCACTTATTTACAATAAGAGAACCAATAGTATTGTTTCATACATCGATTATGTTGATATTATACAAGGTAAAATACCAGGTCCGGCTGAACAAGAAATATCTTATAAGTTACCAGCTGATCCTGCGTTCTATAATACAGGAACAATAGCTGATCCGTTGGTTGAACCTGATTTAGGATGGACTGACAAGTATGTTGGTAAAGTTTGGTGGAATACCCAAACAGCTAAATTTGTTAATCCTTATCAAGGTTCAACAACGTTCCAAAGAGATAATTGGAATAAATTAACACCAAGTTCTGCTATTATTATTTGCGAATGGGTAGAAAGTATTTTCTTACCAAGTCGTTGGGATCAATTATCAGGATCAACAGAAGGAACTGCTAATGGAGTAAGCGGAGTGTCGATTTACGGCGACACTAGATATTCTACAAAAATTACTTATGATAATATAAGCAAGACATTTAGTAGAAAATATTACTATTGGGTAATTAATAAAAGGACTATTCCAGTTGGCAGAAAACTTAATACTATTACAATTGCAAATTTAATTTCTAATCCAAGAACTTCTGGATATAAATTTATAAGTTTCTTAGGAAAGGACAAGTTTGTTCTTAATAACTGTAACGATTTAGTACAAGGTGATGACGTTGTTCTGCAAATTAAATATCACACGTTAGACAAAACTGCACAAAAATATCATAATCAATATAAGTTGTTTGCTGACGGATCTAGCGATAGTGTACCAGATCCTAGTTTAGAGCGCAAATGGTTTGATAGTTTAATTGGTTTTGACAGTAATGGTAAGGCAGTTCCTGATCCAAACATTCCCGTAAGCATGAGATACGGCATCCAGTCTAGACCTAGGCAAAGTTTATTTGTTAATAGAACTGAAGCATTAAAACAAGCAGTTGAAAGAATTAATATAGTTTTAAAAGAAAACTTAATTACTGACGAATATAATTTAACTAGATTGTCGTATAAAGATGAAATTCCTACAATTAATTCTCAAACATGGGATTTAAGTGTTGACAGTGTAGATGAATTACAGTATATTAGTACTAATAAATTGGAGACTGCTGCACTAACTCCTGTTATTGTAAATGGCAACCTTGTAAGAGTTAATATAGATAATTCGGGTCGTGGATATAAAGCACCTCCTAAAATAAAAGTTATTGGTGCAGGCAAAGATGCAGATATTAAGGTTGAAATTAATAATCTAGGACAAATTACATCGGCAACTGTTGTTGATGACGGTATAGGATATAACGATCAAACAACAATCAGTGTTAGACCATTTACAGTACTAGTAACAGCAGATGCTAATATTAATGGTAAATGGGCTTTATATTCGTACAACACTGGTACCAAAGAATGGTATAGACGAGCATTACAAAGTTTTGATACATCGTTATACTGGGAATATGTAGATTGGTATGCAGAAGGCTATAATCAATTTACTCCGATTGCAACTAGTATTGAAGGATCTTATCAACTCTTTCCTTTAGATTTAAATATTAACGATGTTGTTAAAATTAATAATGTCGGAACTGGCGGTTGGTTATTATTAAGAAAAATTGCTGATGAAAAGACTGAAGATTATACAGTAAATTTTGAAACAATTGGTAGACAAAATGGAACGATAAAACTTAAACAAAGTCTTTATAATTTCCTTGAAAATACTGTAGGATTTGATAATAGAAGATTTGATAATACTTTCTATGATAATAATCCTTCTCAAGAAATAAGAACTATTTTAGAAACTCTTAGAGATAATATTTTTATAGGTAATTTAAAAGTTGAATACAATAAATTGTTTATGTCTTCACTTCGATATTTAATGGCAGAACAACCAACTGTAGATTGGCTGTTTAAAACTAGTTTTGTAAAAGCAAAACATATTAGAGGAACACTAAATCAAGACGATATTACCTTTAACAATGACAACTTGTCAAGTTACCAAGAGTTTGTAGAAGAATTTAAACCTTACAAAACTAAACTAAGAGAGTTTGTAAGTAATTATGATGTTCTTGACAATACTAGTTCTCGAACAACTGACTTTGATTTAAGCCCAGCATATAATGAAGTCACAGGTCGAATTGAATCAAGCACAGCACGTATATTAGACAATGTTATTGTAAATGAAAACTTAGATAGTACTGTTAATCCAAGACAAAATTGGAAAAACAATATAGGCCAACAAATAACCGAAATTAAAATCGGCGATGGCGGCAGCGGCTGGACATTTGAACCAATTGTTAAAATACAAGGCGGCGGTGGCACAGGCGCAACAGCAAAGGCATATCTCGGTTATGGAAAAATAACTAAAATTGAAATTGTTACTCCTGGAAGTGGATATACAAGTGCTCCAACTGTTGTAATTGAAGGATCGCAAACCGACGATGGCACTCCTGCAAAGGCAACAGCAGTCTTAGGTAGCGGATTAGTAAGGTCAACCAAAGTTGCAATGAAGTTTGATCGTAACGCAGGTAGTTATACTTTTGATACACTTGAAGAAACAGAAACACTAACAGGTACAGGTGCTAGATCAACATACGATTTAATATGGCCGATGGACCTTGATTTAAAGAAAGTTTCAGTTTTAGTTGATGGTGTATTACAATTACGTAGCAAATATACATATGAAAATTTTGAAGATACAACAAAAACGTATAATAGAGAAAGAGGCAGAATTAAATTTAATGTTCCTCCTAAACTAAATTCTGTAATAACAGTAAATTATTTAAAACCTATAAGTTTATTAAGTGCTGAAGATAGAATTAAATTTGCATACCAACCCGGCGCAAATATGTTTGGTAAAGAGTTGTCTCAGTTACTAGATGGTATTGATTATGGCGGAGTAGAAGTACGCAGTTTTGACTTCTCAGGCCCAGCAGGTTGGGATACATCAGGTTGGTATACTGATAATTGGGACACTTTTGAAAATACATTTGAAGATGAAATTTTTGTATTAGATGGAAGTACAGTTGCTATTGAATTGTCAAAACCTTTAGAAAATACAATTGAGTACAATGTTTACAGAAACGGTATAAGAATTGACGCAACTGATTTTGTAGCAGGAACACCGGCAGTACCGGGTGTTCCAGCAGTACCTGGTGCGCCAGCAGATGCAGAATACAACAATGGTGCATTAATTACTGAGAACAATGGTACAGTGTTTGACAGAGCCTTAACTGTAAACGGATTGAAACTAGTTGTTGCAGGAGCAGTAGGCGGACAACTTGCAGTACCAGATGAATGGGCAAAGAAAACTGCAAGAACATTTGAATTAATAACTGATCCTAACGGTGCTGGCATTAACACCACACATCAACGTAACTTTATTAAAACACTACGTGGTGACGCAGGAACATATCACGCAGGAATACCTGCAATACAAAGAGTTGCATATAACGGTGGTAGTACATATACACCTAACTGGTTAGAAGATGTTAACGTGGCAAGTTATGCAGGACTACAAGCATTTAATGATAGTGTTGCTCAAAAGGATATGGTATGGTATAAA